TCAGCCATCACATCGGTGACTCGAAGCTGGGGGTTGTAGGCGACTTGTTCAAAGTCGTCGTACTTGCTCCGCGCTTCTTCCTCACGCTCTGCGTAGACGTCCTCAATCGCAGCTTGTTGCTTTTGAAGTTCACGCTGGTGAAGCATTTCTTCGGCCCGCTTCATCGCCAACGCTTCCGCATAGGCTTCAGGGGACTCAAAATGATCCACAGACGGGAGTTCCTTGGGCACCGACTGCCGCGCTTGCGTTTCCGCTTGCTTGGCTTGCTGCTCACGTTCCCATTTGCGCTGTTCTCTTGCGAGGCGCTTGCCGATCATCGAATCGAGTTCGGCTTGGGAGAATTTCTTCTCTTCGGCTGTTTGCTCAGTTTCGTTATCAGCGACTACCGGCGAATTCAAGGCGTTGTCCGTGGTGGCCGTCACCTCGGGTGCTATCGCGGAGTCTGCTTCCGCTAAGTTTTGGACTTCATCAGTCATGGAAAATGAACCTTTCGATTCCCCGGTCAACTGGGCCGGTACAGTGGCTATCTTACACCCAAGGTTTATTCAAACGCAATGGTGCAAGAAACAGTGCCAGAAATGACAACATACAAACCTTTGTTGGTGAACATGCCGTCAAAGAAATTGTAGTTTGTGGCCGCCACAGGGGTGAACGTGGCAATGATCACTGGATCACTGGCGCTCGACACAGCGGAGTCGTACACGGTGATTGTCGGGGTGCTTGACGCAGCGCTGACAAAGATGCCCTTCAATTTGGCCGACATGGGCTTGATTTGAGTGGTGGCGGTGATTTGTGCGTAATTGGAAGACATGGTGAGTCCTTATGCGAGGAATTTGAGTTTGTAGATTGTGGACAGGTAAACCGCAACAATCTCGTCGATGATGTTTTGCAGCGCAGAGTCCGTCTTTTCACAGACCTTGTACCGATTTTCCTCGATGTAGGCCATCGAGTCCTCCAAGAACGGCAGAATTGCGCCGTCTTTTCGAGCCGACTTCAAAGAAATCGGACCAATCATGCCGTGGCGACCTTGGTACGCCTCGGCATATTTGTCAGCAAGTTCCACAATGTCGCGGTAAAAGTGCCGCAAAGCCTTGTGCTTGGAGTACGAACGGGTGTTCAAATGCACGGAATGGGCCACATCCCGGGCCAAGAACAACTCACCCATGAATTCAGCGCAACTCATTACATCATCCCTTCAGGTGGCATTTGACCTTGTGGTGGGGCCATTTGAGGCTGTCCCATCGGCATCTGGGGCTGCTCCATTGGAGGCATCTGGGGTGCGCCACCAACCAAGTCGCCAGTGTCCATTGCCGCAGCAATGGTGCCCATCACGATGTCCTGGATCTGCTCGGGCGACATGCCAGCTTGCACCGCGCTGATGCGCTGTGTCTCGGCAGCATAGCCTTTGACCTCGGCTTCAAACTCTTTGATCTGGAGTTCGCGGGCTTCCATGCTCTGACTGACGTTTTGCAACATCTGGAACATGTTCTGCATCTCGGCGTTCATTGCTTCCATCTGCTGGTTGGCAGCGGCCAAAGCTGGATCGTCATCGTCGGCCAGCACTTTGGGGTCGATGGTTTTCTTAAAACGCTTGGCAAGGTCTTGGGCACCGGGCCAGTCCATGTTCTTGACAAACAGGTCGCCAGCAACTTGCCACAACTGTGGGTTGCCCTGCAACAACTGAGCCATGCTCTCCAAGGCTTCTTGGCGCTTGGTGGCGTAGCCGGGGCCGGTGATCACGCGAACATCGTACTTGCCCACGTTGGGGTTGTAGATTTTCTCGATCAGGGTACCTTCTTGGTCCACGATGCGTTTGACCGGCTCTTCCTGCATCGGGTTCATTTTGACGGTTGCGGGTTCACCGTCTTCACCAATAATGCGGGCGATGCGCTCGGTGTCGTAAATCTTGGGGATCAAGTCAACAAGCTGGCGACCGATGTGACGAATCGCACGGGCCAAGTTGTCAACGTAGTGGTAGGTGCCGACATCGCCTTCGCGCTGGCGGGCCAAAATGGCCTTACCGGACCGCTCGTTGCTGGTCATGCCCAGCGAAGCGTTGTACTGACCGGTGGCCGACTTGATGTCTTCTGCGGCACCCGCTTTGGCTTGCAACAAGCCGCTGGAAGCCATTGGGGGCTGGGCGCGTTGTGGCAAAGGCAGCACTTGACCCTGACCATCGGTCACATCTGGGTTGACTTCCAGATAGGGCCAGTTGTTTGTGTTGGCCGTTTTCCATTGCTGCTCGTAGCCTTCAAACTGACCACCGTAGCCGATGAATGGGGCTTTGGGGGCCAAGGCCAACATCTCGGCTTCCTGCGAAACCCAGTAGTTGTACATGCGCTGCGCGTCTTTGGCGTTACGCACCAGACCGCTGACGTACATGCGGCCATCAACCTCAAATTCGTTGCCCACCACGCGCACCACGGGGATGTAGGCACCAGCCCACTCGCGTGATTCAAGCAACTCGTAGCCGTTGATCTTGCACCACTTGACCTTTTTGCGGTCAGCTTCGCGTGATCGAATGGGCTTGCCGAACATCATGCGCAGGGCTTTGTCTTCAGGGGTGCCGTCAAACGCAGTTTGGTTGCCGGGGTACAAGTTGAGCGTCTGCTTCTCGTACTCAATGTAGAAATACTCGGCAATACGGATCGTGTTTTCGTTGATCCACTGCGAGATCGACTGGTCACCCACGCCAAGGCTCATCAGGGTGCTGATAGGCGCGGCATCGGGGTACATGCGCTCATATTCAGCTTTTGTCACGTCTTCCGTGACAAAGCACCAGCGGGCATCTGCACCGGTGGGGTCTTGGATCATGGGGTCCATGTAGACCGAGAAGCTGTTGCGGATACGGGCGATCTTGATGTCCTGATCGAACGTGTCTTCGTCGCAATACTCGGTCAACAGACGGATGTAGCCTTCACCATAGGAGACTTGGTTTTCGCAAGCAGTGTCGTAGGCCACGTCGGCATCGCTGATGTATTCGATGTGGCGAATGACGCCGTTGAACACCTCGGCCATGTCCACGTCGGCTTCGTCATCGGCGGGGATGACTTTGATGCCGGGGCGGTTCATGCGCTGCTCGTTCGTCACCTGATGAACGTGCTGGGGCAGCTTGTTGATGGTCAGGCAGGGGCGGGCGTTGATGGTTTGACCCTGCACAGCGCCACGGGTTTGGAGCACATCAGCGGGCCACTGCCACTGGTTGTCGGGGGATGCAGCATAGAACCGCAAATCGTCAAGCTCGTCTTCCCGGGTGTCCGAATAAGCCGCCATTGCCATTTTCATGCGAGAACGGGCAACGGTCAGAATTCCCTCGGAGCCACCTTTTGAGGGGTACGGGCCGTTTTTTGCCACATTACCTGCGGCGACGATTCCGGTGGTGTCTTTCATGCTTCAAATACTCCAAGGGTGTGCAATTCGCGCATTACGAGGAGGTCTTCACCTTCCCATTTCAAGTCCTGCCCGATTGAATCACCGAATAATACCTTGTCACCGACCTTGATGTCCATAGCTTGTGGGCCAACGGAGATAACGGTACCGGTACCGGTTTTTTTTTCGCGCAGCATGATCAGCAGCGCGTGTTTCTCGATGTCAGGGCGAACGATCAGGCAGTCTTGCAGGGCTTGGATGGTCATTTTTTACCTTTTGGGGCGGGTTTTTGAGCTTCACGTTTGACGCTGTATGCGATGGCAACCGCCTGTTTTACGGGCTTTCCAGCGGCAACTTCGGCCTTGACGTTCTTGCGAAACGCCTCTTTTGACGCGCTTTTAACGAGTGGCATCACTTCCCCTTGCTTGGCTTTTTGGCGGTTTTGGCAGACTCTTTGAAGTCTTTGGCGGTGGGCGCACCAGCAGAGCCGGGTTTGCGCATCTTCTCACCGGAACCGGCGGCGATGCGGGCACGTTTGGCTTGAATATTACTGTAAAGTCCGGGTTTTGTAGCCATGATCAGCACTTCCATCGTTTAAGTGATGCCTTGGCGCGTTCTGCATCGCCTTTGGCGTTTTTGACAACCCCTTCCATCCGAGCGCAGAAACTGGCTTTGCGGCCTTCATCTGCTTTCGTCTTTGGGTTAGGGGCGGGGGCTTTAAGGTTCGATCCAGTCTCGCGGTTGTACTTGGCACGGCCCTTTTCAGTCAAGCCAGCGCCCTTGGATGCGGGCAGCTTCTCGCCACGCCCGACAGACAATGAAACGCTTTTCTTAGCCATATCACGACCCCATCCAAGATGTTGAAACCGAACCATTCTGCGCGTTGCGCCGAACCATTGTGCGCTCATTGTACTCCCGATGTGCAACAGGGTACGCAAACGTCACAGCAATCGCATCGGCGGCGTCGGGCGAGGCGACACCCCGGGCCTTCATCTCCTTCTTCCCCTCAAGGAAGATGGTACCTGCCGAGTTGGGCTTCTTCATCGGGCCGATCAGGTCGCTTTTGAGCAGTCGGTCCTGCGGCAAGCTGGCCGTCTTGACCCAATCGCGCATGGCACCCCAAATCTCAGCCCGCTTGTTGCCCCACATCACGGGGTTCTTGGCCTTCCAACCGAAGTTCACCCCACGCACTTTGTACTTCTGCTCGTTCAATCTGTCAAGGATGCCGTAGCCCAGACCACCCTCGTCGATCACGGTCAGTGCTGGGCGGTACTCTTCGATGGCGTCGATCACGTGGCCCACCACGCTCATGGTGTCCTCACCCTTGAACCGCTTGATCGCCACGATGTCACGGCCACGGCGCACGGCAATCACGGTGCTGTCCATACCGCCCCGGGCCGGGTCAACGCCGATGATCACGGGTGCGGTCATGTCTTTGTACTGTGGGCGCTTCATGGCGTCATCGACCGTGTGGGGTGCGATGAACTGGTCTTGGCCGCTCTTGGGGAAGTCACCGTAGACCTCGACCCGGGCCTCGTCGGAGTCCTCGCCGTACTCGTCAAGAATCTGCTGGTAGATGCTCTTGTCGGTGCCCTCGACGGTGCGGGCGTCAATCTTCTCGCTCTCCCAGAACTCCCGTTTGGCACCGTCCACGGCCTCGTAGAAGTACCCGGTGTTGCGCCGACCGTTGGAGAACGCGAACCAGTACCGATCCAAGATGTTCTCGGTAAAGAAGCCCGCAGCCACGGACCAAATGCTGTCCGGTATACCCGACGCCTCGTCGAAGATCACCATCATGCCGTCCATGTTGTGCACACCGGCATAGGCGTCTGGGTTCTCTTCGCTCCACAGCTTGCCCTCGGCACCCCAGTACCGGGTGCCCTTGCGCAGGTCACGCTCGACCAAATCGGTCAACCAGTTCGCTGGCTGCAAGCTCGTGGCCGTGGGCTCCCACCAGTGGGCGTTCAGGGCCATCGTGACCCATTTGGTCAACTCACCCCATGTCACTTTCCTCAACTGGTTCTCGCTGTTAGCCGACACGATGACAGACGATCCGATGCGAGTGGTCAGCATCCACAGGATCAGCCACGACACCAGTGCCGACTTCCCCACGCCACGACCCGAGGACACGGCTCTGCGCAGTG